TTTATATCTATAATAGATGTATCAGTAACTATATCAGCTTCACCTGTTATCCATTCATTATTTAGCCTCTCAGTATTCTTAACATGACTAGTAAAAAATATACTATTAACTAAGTTAATTGATTCATGCTCCATGTCAGTACCTTTAGTCATAGCAGGAGTAGGTGACATCTCACCCTTTAAGCCATAAAAATCATTATCAGCTATAGATTCTATGTAACTCTTAGCAGTTTGTGACAGCACATCAGACTTAGTCCTAGATGCTGTCATTAATTTTCCTATTGATGAACATCTCCACTTCATAACTGATCCTCTAAAAGTAATATATCTGCTATGTAAAAAGAATCACAAATTAACTTGTCATAATCTATTGGATTATTAATAGTATGATTACCACTAATCATACTAGACAATAAAGACTTAGCTAGCTGACCTCTAAAAGATAAAGCAGTAGCAGTTTTTACTTCATTAATTATGTTATTAACTACCTCATCATTAACTACAGGCACTGTCTCTATCACTTCAACAGGTGCTGGCTGTTCTATTGGTACTATGTCTAAACAATCTACAGGCACTAACCAATATCCTTTACTACCTCTATCGTAAATTTTACCTGTATTTCTAATAGGATCAAATTTATATAAAGTTCTTTTTGATAGATTATATGGCTCTTCATGTCCTGTTTTATTTACACTTCTTTCTATATAAATTTCTCTTTGTGTAGTTCCTAAATTAATTACTAGAATACCATCAACATTAAAAAAGGATCTAGCTAAAAAATAATCAGATTCTTTTAAATTTGTCCAATAAGTTCTTAAAATTGATGACTTTTTTAAATCACCACTATGCATTGATTCTACAGTAGTAGCATCTTTAATAGTATTAGTTACTTCTAAAGGTAGTTCTGACTCTTTAGTTATTACATATCCCCATGCTTTTTTTATGTCATCTCTAGTAACACTATCTCTAAAGGTATAATAATGACCATCTTTTACTGCACATCCTTTTTGAATATACCAATCATTTTGAGCAATGCCATGTTTTGTTTTTACCTTAGATTGATACATTTCTTTTTTTCTAAAATCAGGTATAGCATTATAATATCTATCAATTCTTTCATCACCTGCTTGTGTTATTGTTTTCATTTCTTTAAGTTTTTATTAAGGTTAATAGCTTGTTTTTGTAAATCAGTTAATTCAAATGCCTCTATAAGTTTTTCAAATGTATACTTGCCATTCTCAATAGATACTAATGCCTCTTCAAATCTTTGAGTAGTGATTGCAGGCTTAGCTGCCTTAACAGGTACACTAGCTAGATTAGCATCATCATCTACTGACTGTAGGCATAAGATACTGCTCAGAGTATATCTACGATAGTAAGTCACTGCAGATCCTACTTGCTGAGGATTAAGTCCTGCAGGTAATTCCATACATGACTCAATAGACTCATTAGAATCTATGCAAATAATCTGAGTACATACTGAATTGCCTTGAATAGGCTGTAATAATAGTAGACCATTCTCTAATAGAATAGGCTCTACTGCCTCAGTGATGGCATTGATGTCAGAGTATGACTTTTTAAAGTGTGGATTGGTAGCATTCTTAGCTACTTTGCCGATTGACTGCTTAGCTTTGTGGAGCTTTTGGTGCAGAGTTAGTACAGGTGCTGGTACTACAGCTTTTGTTTTTGTTTCCATGTGTATATATTTATTATTTCAACAAAGATAATCAATTATTTTATATCTGCAAGGAATTTTAAATAAAATATCATAAATTCATCAAAAGTTCTTGCAATAAAGTATGTACCCCCTGCAGCTTCTACTGATTCCTGATACCTCTTCTGCACTTCTGACTGCTTATCCTTACCATATTTTACCTCAATCTTAACTGACCTACCTCTAATGGTAGCAGATATATCTGCAGAGCCTTTAGTGCCAGTGCTAGGAGTATAAGTACCTTTCAGCTGTCTAGTATTCTCTCCTACCTGTATCTTCTTACCCTCTCTATATACTCCCATTGTATTAATCCTCTCAGCTTGAAAGCCTGAATAGGTTAAAAAGTGTATGATACATTTAGTAAGAGCATTGGCTGAATTATCATTCCAATCTGATGCCGTAATGTATGGCATGGTAGGGTGCTTAAGTGTGAGGTAGTTAATCTCTAAGGCTTTGAGTAGTGTTTTGTTTTCTTTGTTCATATCAATTATAATTTATATTCCACAATATCCACTGTCACAATCATTAAAATCTTCATCAAATAATTCTAGTTGAGTTTTATAATCTTTTATTTTTTGATAAGTTATTCCTTTTTTAAAAGTAGAATTATTTTTAATTTCCTGATTAATAAACCAATCAAATTTATTTTTATTTTTAATAGCTATATGATTTAAAAATAATTCACTTCTATGAAAACATCCAACACAATTATTTTTATATGCAAATCTTACAGGTTTATCTTTCCAATATAATTCTATACTATCCTTAAATATAGCATCATTAATTAATGGAAATTCTGTTTTCCTATAAGGTAATTCTTTCCATTTGTTTCTATTATTTTTTATTCCTATTTTAAATTTAAAATTTTCTATACCATTTATCTCTCTTTCAATCATTTTTTTAGCTCTACTAATTTCATTAGGTCTAAAACCTATTCTCATATTAATAGGTAAAGGCATATTTTCATAGCACCATTGAGCTATTGGCTTTACTTTCATATCTACAGTACAATATCTTGTCATTTGATTAGGCAAATAATTTTTACCATTAGACATTTTATAACTTTCTATAACACTTTCAAAAGTTTTAGGGCTTAGCCATTTTATTTCTTTACCTATAAATTGCTCTAAATCTAACATAGTATAAATTATAGTATCCTCTTCTAATGTACCTATAAATTCAGTGCCTATTTTATCACTTACTATCTGTCTTATTTTAGCATCAGGAAATAAACAATTTTTATCATTTGTCCTAACTAATGCAAAAACATTATAATCTGCAGGATAATGTACTGCAATATAGCTTGATGTTTTACCACCACTAAGACTATTTACTGTTATCATATCAATTATAATTTACTGTATCCCAAATATCAGGATCTCTTTGTGACTTAATCTCAAACCATCTAGCACCATTGCTAGATCCATCTACATACTCCTTACCATTATACTCTGCATACTTCTTACACCATTTGTTGAATGTTCTATTAGTCAAGTACTTTTTATGGTCAGTATATTCAGATATAAAATTATCAAACATTGATACCTTATTCAATCTCTGATCAAATCCTAGATTTTTATTATCTACCCATTCAATAAAGTCCTGGCTTGTCTCATTGATAAACTTCCTCAACTCTAAATTCTTAGCCTCAGATTCTACTAGACCATTCTCTAAGTAATAATTTAAGCAGTTAATCATGTAATGGTCAAACCTTGCCCATTCCTGCTCATCCCAATCTTCAAAGAGCATAGAGCCAAACTCATCAAATGGAGTGTGATGAGTACCAAAATAACTACTTAGCTCTACCTCAAACATCCTCCTCTTAAATGATCCTCCATCTGATTTGATAGTGTAGTTAGTAGAGATTAATACTTTAGGTGAGTCTTTTACAGGTAGTTTAATTGCATCTCTACCTTTGTATTCAATAGTAAGCCCCTCAGTGATTATACTAAATAAGCTCTCAAAGTTAAAGTTCTTTCTTACATCATCAAATGCTAGCACCTGGCAATCACTAGATACAGTCTGATAGGGGAATGATTTATTTGAGTCAAAGGTCTTACCATCAATGGTGCTAACTTTTTTCATGTAGCTAATTGCATTAATCAGAATACCTTTACCACTACCTCCATTAGGATTATCTGAGATAGTCTCATCATTTAAAATGATTGCTTTGTTATTAGCTGAGGTCTTATAAGAATGTAGCATATAGCCTATGATGCTCTTCATAGTATCATATCTCTCTACTTCTTGCCCTGAGATAAACCAAATGAAAGACCTAAACATTGACTCATGGTGATCAGCATCTATTAAATCTCTATCTATTATCTGATTATTCCAAACATAACCTTTTAGCTCTGAGTATTCATATATCTCATGGTGCTTAGCAAATACTTTAACAGCTGAATTTTTATAGTAAATCATACCGTAGTCAATGCCATCTCTTTCCATCTCTACATTAGCAGTATCTATCATGCTGAGGTATTGAGGAGTAAATAGTTTAGACTTCTCAGCTACAGCATCAAATACAGGTATCCGATTTGATTGCACCAGGTACTCCATTACTCTATCCTTTATCTGAAATTCAGAGACATGATTAATAAAGTTCTCATTTTTAGTTATAAAGACAAAGGTCTTAGTATTAGCTACAGGATAGTACTTATAGTACTGTAGATTCTCTAGAAATAGCTTGAATCGGTATGGTATAATTAATACATCACCTTTAAAATCATATTTCCAAAACTCATCTACTTTAATTACCTCTTTAATAGTCTGAATCTCTGACTCAATATTCTCTTTATTGTACTCTTTAAATTCCTCTAGGATAACAGCATCAGACTTACCACTCAACAC